CAAGCGATGCAAGCTGAAGAGCAAGGGATGATGCCACCAGCAGCCCCTGGAGCGGTTAAATCACCACTGGGGACAGCAAACGGTGGGGCATTTAATGACGCGCAGATGATGCAACAGCAAACTCAACAATAATGAACCTATTAGAAAAATTCTTAAAAAAGGTTGGAGTTACTGAGTTTTCTCAGTTAACTGAGGAAGAGAAAGAGACATACCGCAGTTGGGATAGTATACTATCAGGAAGGAAGTTGACCGACGAAGAGGTGGCAACCTTCTTAAGTACGGAACTAGAGGAGACGGTTCAGAAGGTCATAGACCAGAAGTTGACGACCAGAGAGGACATCTTCCTCAAGATGAAGTTAGATTTTATTCGCAAAATTCAAGGTTTTCTCAATGTTCCAAAAGTGGAAAAGAAGATACTTGAGCAAAATATAAACCAATTATGATATTAAGACTACGTGTAGAACATATGAAAGATGCTAGTGGGGAGAAGAAGCGAGTTCTTTTCTCTACTTTGACGACTGAGATTAAGGGGATGGAGCGCATAGACGCTGTGGCTGAACTTGATGAACATTGTATTTTAGGCAGAGAAATCAGTCAGCTTATAGCAGAATTGCTTGCTCTGAAAACAAAGGACTTAAAGGTTGGAAGAAAGGCTATTATTAAAAATAAGAAGAAAAAATAATGAAAACATCAACATTTTACGGGAAGATGGATAATATTAGGAAGGCGGCGACGAATGCGGTTGGTACAGCCATTGCAGCCCCAGCTATTATCAAATCTAAGATGGCCATTAATCAGAGTACTAAAGATACAAAGGCTTTAAAAACTGCCAGAGAATATGAAGGTATGCCAAATGAAAATCCAGATGGATCTTTTACAGATGGTTTCAAGGCACGTTCTGTGGCCGCTGGAGTCCGAGCAAGACTATTAAGAGGTCAAAAATAGTAGACAATAAAAAGTCGTGATATAATAATTATATGAATCTACAAGAAGCATTAGCAAAAGAGTCATTTGGAGAAGAAGAATTGAAAGTAATCAACGCTCACCGCGCAGAACTTTCAGACGCTGATCTGATTCGACTAGGTTTCAAACAACCAGAACCATCTGAAGAAATTAACCCTTCAGAAGACGCTCCGGTTGTTGAAAAGCCGAAGAGAACAAAGAAAGTAGTTTAACAATTAACCGTCCCAAACCTGTTGTAACCTTTATGGTTCTGCCCTCACGGGAACCACATAAGCCTTAGAACAAACGGGATTAAAAAACAAAAATGACAGATACCCACCAAACTTCAGTTGAGGACACTTCACAAGTCAACCCTCCAGAAACGGTAACAGAGACAACTGCAAACATTAATAGTAAGCACGCCGAGGACACTATTGATTACAAAACAAAATTCAGCGAGTCTTCAAAAGAAGCACTCCGACTGCTAGAGGAAACTCGAGCAAAGGATGCAGAAATAGAAAGGCTCAGGACAGCAGCTGAATCAGGCACCAGCTATGGTAACAATTCAGACGCACTCTATCCGGGTTTTGAAAACCTTGACGATGAAGCACAGAAGAACCTTTTAGCTTATACGAACAGCATTAAGAAGAATACGCTAGACGAGGTCTATAAAGACCCAGCTATCGCCTTCGCGAAGCAGTCATATAACGAAAGGGTTTGGTCTGAGGCATTTGACGGAGCAGTTAGTGAGTTTCCCGAACTCAAAGATTCTCAAAGTGAATTTAAGCAGAAGTACTTTAAGGCCGACAATGTTCCTACGAACATCAAGGACATCTTGAAAGACTTAGCCAAGGTTCATCTATTTGATAAAGCTAGAGACATCGGAGCAAAACAAGCTAAAGAACAAGCTGAGAGAATCGACATTGAACGAGCCAAAGGCGGAGATAAAACTCCAACAGCGTCCCGAACACTTGAAGATTGGAATCAGATGGCTAAGTCAAATCCTGCCGAATTTGCTAAGAACTCAAAACAATTTAACGAAGAGCTTGCATCTGGAAAATTAAAATAGCATTTATACGATTTTAATTTTACAAATAAAATGACTCAAAGTTTAGCTGCGAATACCCCAATAAAGTATTCGTTGAAGTTGGTAGAACTTTTGTACAATGAAACATTGTACACAAAGATCACAAACACTAATTACGAAGGTGAGATTCGTGATTCAGGTGACAGAGTTCGCGTTCGAACTCTAGGTAAGCTCTCATTAAGTGCATACACTAAGGGTATGACTTTGGTTGCTCAGGAATTGGCTCCTACTTCTGAAGACTTGATTATCGACCAACAGTACTACTTCCGATTCGGAGTAGATGATATCGATAAAATGCAGAATGACATCAACACAATCACTGAATACGCTCAGGTTTCAAAGAGAGATATGCAGGAATTGCTAGATACAGATCTTTTGACTTACATGAGAAAGAACGTTGATGGACGAAATGCTATCGGTACTGTTTACAATACTGGTACTATCACTATCGCAGCAACTACAGGTGTAGTTACAGGAACAGCTACTTTCACAGCAGCTATGGTTGGTGGATATCTATCAGTAAACTCTACTGCTACGACTCCTACTTACTACTTGGTTACAGCGTACACTTCAGGTTCTTCAATCACGATTAAAGACCTTGATGCAGTAGCTTACACTGGTGGTGCTATCGCGACAGCAGCGATTGGTTCTTCTTACGTTATCAATGCAGCAACAGCTACAGCGATCACAAAGAGCAACATCTACAAACAAGTTGTAGATTTGAGAACTAAACTCGGAGAAAGACTAACTCCTAAGGAAGGAAGATTCCTAGTAGTTAACTCTATCTTTGAAGGTGCTTTGTTACAGGCTCCAGAATTTATCCCAGCAGTAGGCGCGGCTTACGACGATGCGGTAAAGGGTGCTAAAATCGGAAAGATTGCAGGATTTGATGTTTACACATCAGAACTTGTAAACGGTGATAACACTACTGGTTACTGGTTTATTGCAGGAACACGAGATTACTGTGCTATGGCTCTTCAAATCATGAAGACTTCTATGGTTTCAGAATCAAATGACCCTACTTCATTCATGACAACAGTTAAAGGTTTGTTGGTTTGGGGACGAAAAGTGTTCGCTGGCAACAGAGGACGCGGTGCGGTTCTTCGAGCAACTATCTCTTAATAGGTTTCCTTTATCTCCAACATTGTTGGGGGTAGGGATAAGCCCATTAAATTATGACAACATCACAAATATTATCACTCGTTCGACTTAAATTGTTGGAGACTGGCCAAGAGATTGTCTCTGACGCAACCTTATTAATATATGCCAATCTCGCTCATAAAGATGTTATTAAAAAAGCTTTTCCAAATAGTTCTATTACTACTTCTACTGTTACTTTTACTGCTGGCGTGGGGACATTACCAGCGACTTTCGGAACCCTCTACACGGATGCAATTGATAGTAATGACAATATCTTCCCAGAAGTTTCTATAGCAGATTTTGTTAGGAAAGAAGCAGCCGGAGAAAACTGTGTCACCATTGAGGGTGGAACTATTAAGGCTTCTCCTACAACAACAGCAAGTTTGGTGATTAAGTACTATCCTACATATTCTACTTTGACAGCCTCGGTAAACCCTACAATTGATGAATACCTACATGAACCAATTATTTACGGGACTTTAACGCGTGCGTATGAAGATTTACAAGACCCAGAGTTATCTCAGTTCTATTCTAATAAGTTCGATACAATGCTTGATAAGAAATTAAGCGTGCTATCTAATTACGAGGAAAATGCAGAGCGAGGAGGTCAAATGTTTAATGGCATAAATATCTTGGGAAATGGCACAAGCCAAGACCCAGACAAATGTTAAAAAACTATGCCGTTAAAATCACAACAATTTTCAATAATTCAAGATGAAATAGTAAAACTCCTCGACGTGGACGGCGCAGGGGACGGTCGTGACGTTCCTAAGAATATGAACTTTACTGATATTGGGTATCTTACTAAGGACACTGGTTTTACTTTGTTTGGTAAATCAGAAGATGATCAGTGTCATTCTTTGTTTCAATACAAAAAGAAGAGTGGAACAACATATACGATCCGTGCGAAAGGAACAAAATTACAAACATATAATACTGTTGACAGGACTTGGACTAATATTGCTGGCTGTCCCACTTTTACAGAGGGCGCTCAGTTTGGTTACATCGTCTACTTAGACCTACTTTATCTAGGTAATGCGGTGGAAAGCATGTATACGTTTAATGGAACAACATTCACTGAATATGCTTCTGCTCCAAAGGGTAATATCTTTGAAGTATTCGAAGACAGAGTATTTGTTACAGGGGTGCTTTTGGAGCCGTTTACTGTCTACTATTCAAACGTGAGTGTAGGGACTGCTTATACTGTTACAGATGTTGTTAAACCTCTCGGTACCGATTCCGCTACGAATCTGAAAAACTATCAGGGAACTTTAATGATTTTTAAGAAGGAGAGTATCTATAAGCTTACTTTCATCTATGACCAAGTAGTTTCACTCTTTGTTCCTAAACTGGAAGTCCAATCCAGTACTTATGGAGCATGCTCGCGGAAGTCCGTCGCTTGGGTGGAGAACGAGCTTTGGTTTTTTACAGGTAGGGAGGTTCGCGCTATTGGGTACCAAGATAATACATCAGGGGCTTTTGGAGTAAATCGCTCAGCTCTCTCAGAACAAATCAAATTAACTCTCAAACAAATCAGCGTAGACAATTACAATCAGTGTGTAGTAGCGTATAATAATAGGAGGTTCTATCTTTGTGTACCGATAGATGCTGACACCAACGATACAACCTTTGTCTGCCACCTTCTCTACAGTAAGGCTTGGACGAAATACACAGGTAGAGATAAGGCAAGAATTGACAGTTTCCTATTTATCGAAGGAGATACTTATACCGCCTCATCAAGCCCTCCGTATGGAGTGATAGATTGGCAGGTCGACGCAGCCGATATAGCAGATATTAACAACGATTTAGTAACAGAATCTTAAAATAAATAAAATGACGAATGTAAAAATAACAGAATTAAGTGCCATAACTGCCCCGGTCATAACGGACGTAGTTCCTATTGTTTCAGATCCAGCTGGAACACCGGTGACTAAAAAGGTGACTGTTGCTAATCTCTTGAACACTCGTAGATTGTTCTCTATCGTACCGGCAGCAACTTTTACTTTAACTGCTGGAACTTCTGCTCAGAATGCCTTTCCGACAACTGGAGATGTCATTACACTTGAAGGTTCTACTTCTTATAAGTTTGAAGGAGCATATTTCATTGATAAAAGTGGTACTACTTGTACAACGGCTTTGAGTTTTGCCCTTGCTGGAGGTGCTTCTATTACTTCGATCCTTTATACGGCACTTTGTCAAAACGTCGCCAAGAACACCACCGGTTCGACACACGGCTCTGCCTGGATAGACACGGTGTCTGCAACCGTAGTGAACGCAACGGCTACGACTGCGGCTTATATAAAATTTGAAGGACTAATTCGAATGAATGCAGGAGGAACAGTTACTCCTCAGATTACTTTCTCAGCCACTCCTACAACTCCTATTATGTTAGCGAATTCGTACATTTGGTTTGAGAAGATTGGAACAAGTACAGAAAATACATTAGGTAGCGTAGCTTAAACAAAAATATGTCAACACTTATAACCGAATCAGAAAACACTTTACAAGCAGAAACCGTATCAGGGGTTGCTAGTGCTTCTACTTTGAATGATATAAGTGTGGTGACTATTTACAAGGAAACTTTTAATACTAATCCTACGTCGAGGGATTGGTTGGTTGGTAGCCTTTGGGTTTGGGATTCAGTTAATTTAAGAATGAAAATAGCATAATATGGCAACTATTTTAGATACATTTCCAGGGTCCTCGATAGATACTTCTATATGGACGGAAACTTCAGGGGTTGGTGTTGGTTCGGGTGCTGTTACAATTACTGGTTCCCAAATTGGGGGAGGTAATTATATTCAAAGCATTTCTTCTTATACCCAAGGGGTTACTTTTATTTTTACCAATACTTATGTCGAAAGGACCACTCTTTCAAGTGCATATATTGGTTTTACTGGGGGTTTTACTATTGGGAACGACTGGACTCGTCCTGGTAATTACTATGCTTATGGGCCATCATCAGCAACTGATACAGGTATTGCTTGTAGCACTACTCCAAGAGAATTTAAGATTGTCTGGAGACAAGATGGTAAGGCTGAGTTTTATATTGATAGTTCACTTGTACACACTTCCACAGAAACTGATACTTCATCACGCCAGGTAAGATTGGCCCATTATGACAACGGTAAGAAGACTTATTGTGAAGAAGTTTCTTTTTTGGCTGAACCTCCAGTTGTAAACACTGGTTCTATCACTAGCATTGACTTCACGACAGCAACCGCAGCTGGAGATGTTATTTCCGACAGTGGCTTTGCCATTACAGAACGCGGTGTTTGTTGGAGTACTTCAACTACTCCGACTACTGCTAATGATAAAGCAACATCGGCCGGGACAACCGGGGCTTACACCGTGTCAATGACTGGTTTGTCTGGCGCTACTCACTACTATGCTCGAGCTTATGCAACCAACACTAATGGTACGACTTATGGCTCACAGGTTGAGTTTGATACTTTTTCCGTTAGTTCTAATACTTTATATTGGGACATCAACGGTGTCTCTGGTGAAACTTACGCAGTATCAGTCGACGTTGGAGGCACAGCTGGAACGGTTACAGTAAAGCTGGGGTCTACTGGTACCTCTCAGGTCATAAACGCTGGTGCTGGTACCACCGTCTTTCAGGGAACCTATAGTGGGCTTAATGGTTTAACTTTTGTCGCTAGTG